AAAAAAACATATAAAGGAGAAAAATTGTTAGTGTTGCCAAATAGCAAAAGCTTAGAATATGCGGAAATTAAAAATAGGCCAGTTGAAGTTACACAGCACGCATTAACCGCCCACGATATTCCAACCGAGATTTTAAAAAACTTGGATACAGAATTAAAAGAAAGTGTATTAGCCTTAGATTCAACAACTATCAAAGATGCGAAGGTAATAGTGCTAAATAAGTGGGACATGAACGGGAATCCATATATAGCAGCTATTCATCAAAAAGACGGCAAAGTTGACGTAGAAGTTAACAAATTAAGCTCTATATATGAAAAAAATAATATACAAGATTTTGTTAATGAAACAGTCGCTAAGGGCGGAAAAATTTATACAAACGAAAAAACCGATAAATGGCTATCCTTCAGCAGGGTCCAATTCCCTGAGGAGAGTAACCTTAAATCGGTTTCTAAGCAAAATATATCACAAAACAATTCTAATGTCAATAATGATATATCCACTAATAATAGTATGCAAGAATCTTCAAAAAATACATCAACAAAAGCAAACAGCGATATGTCAAACAACACTTTAATGGTTAAGTATGAAAAAGGAACAGAGGTAAAGCCAACAAAACCTTTAAGCGAAGACGAGAAAGTTGCACAAATACTATCTGAAAAACCAGTCCAAAAACAAACTATTAAAGAAAAAGCGCAGGCAGTAAAAGAAAAAACAATGAGGGAACTTGTTGATAAAGGATATGCGTTTAGACGATACGAAAACAAAGAAGTATATCACAAATACGATCAGATTTTAACTGCTTCAGGAAGTGCTAATTATTGTTTGGGAGAAGCTCAAGTTGATTTAAAAGGTAATGAAATAGGTAAATCCCTAAAAGATATATGGACTCCTATTGAAAAAGCTGGAAAAGTAGAAGATTTTGATTTGTATTATTATAATTTACTTAACATAGATAGATATAAACAAGGCAAACCTGTTTTTGGAGAAAACTGGACAGACGAAGATTCTAGAAATTTAGTGTCTGAATTAGAAAGCAAGAACCCAGAATTTAAAGAGTGGGCTAAAGATGTCCAAACATATCAGCACAATTTATCTCAAAACTTAGTTGATGCGGGGCTTTTATCAAAAGAATTAAAAGAACAATTCGACACTCAAAACGAATACTATGCAAAAATAATCCGTGTCAATTCTAAAAATAAAGCCGCTATGACTCAAAACATGAAAGGAATAAACATAAGTAACACTATTAGAACGGCTAAGGGTGGAAACCAAGATATAATGCCTTTAATGTATAGCATGGCTCAGCAAACTATGGAAGTGTTTGACTCTGCTAGGTGGAACGACTTTGGCCGAGAATTGCTTAAAACTAAAGGTGGAATAGCAGAAGGAGAAACTCTAAATGTTGACACAGAAGAAGGAACTACTTTATCAACCAACAAAAACGGAGAGGATACAAGAGTAGTTAAAGACGGAGATACTTACAAAATGTATGTATACCAAAATGGCGAAAAAGTTGCAGTAGAATTAAGCGAAGCCGAGTATGAAGGATTAGCAAAAAGCAAGTTTAACGATCCTCAAAACTTTATTTTCTCTGCTATCAGAAATGTTAACGGAGTATATAGGGGGCTTTTAACAGACAAAAACCCTCGATTCTTGTTTACTAACTTCTTTAGAGATATTGGAGACGCTCCATTCAACTCTAAATACAGCGGCCAATTTGTAGGCGGATATGCTGAAGCAATTAAACAAATGTCTTCAAATTCTGAATTGTGGAAAAAGTATAAAGGTTTAGGTGGCGCATCTAACTCATTTTTTGACACACAAAAAGGAATTAATTTATCAAAAGACAACACAGCCAAAAAAGCTTTAGGCGCTATAGAAAAAATGAATATGTATGTAGAACAAGCTCCTAGATTTGCGGAGTTTTTATTAACCCTTAAAAATGGCGGAACAGAATCAGAAGCTATGTATAACGCAGCAGAAGTAACAACCAACTTCAAAAGGGGCGGGGATTTAACAAAAACTTTAAACAGAAACGGAGCTATATTCTTAAACGCCTCAGTACAAGGATTTAGTAAAGTTGTACGTAATTTTACTGAGAATGGTGCCAAAGGCGCAACACAAATGTTGGCTAAAGCTTGTATCTTAGGAGTTTTGCCCTCTGTGTTAAACCAACTTTCGTATGACGACGACGACGATTATAACGACTTGCCAGATTACATAAAAGATAATTACTATGTATTCAAAACAGACGACAAAAAATTCATAAGAATACCTAAAGGACGTGCTATGGCAGTGTTTGGAATGACTGCGCAAAGAACCATTAATTATTTAAATGGAGACAAAAATGCGTTTAAAGGATTATTAAAAGAGGCTTCAAACAATATAGCTCCTAACAATCCTCTAGATAACAATATGATATCTCCAATTTTAGCGGTAAAAAACAATGTTTCTTGGAACGGAAGCCCAATAGTAAGTGAATATCTAAAAAATGACACATATCCAGAATACGAATATGATGCAAAGACAGATTCTCTAAGTAAAGCGATAGGAAAGTTCTTCGGAGTAAGTCCAAAAAAAGTAAATTACTTATTAGATCAATATAGCGGAGGGGTTGGAGATGTATTATTGCCTTTAATTACTCCTCAAGCCCATGTAAATCCTATAAGCGCTACATTTACTACAAACACTATTAATTCAAATAAAAACATTGATAAATTTTACACAGAATTAAATAGTTATTCCGACAAAAAAAGCGCTGATTTATCAAACGACGAGGATCAAGTAAAATACGCTTATTTAAATGCAGTAAACGGCGATATTGCCGAATTAAAAGGGCAACTTAAAGAAATTCAAGCAGATACATCTTTAGACAACAAAACAAAACTTAATAAAGTAAACAAAATCCAACAAGAAATCAATGATAGATGTAAATTCGCGTTACAAGATTATGAAACTGGATATATAGAATCAGGAAGCTATGCTTATATTGGCGAAAAAGAATTCTATAAAGATTCAAGTGGTTCTTGGCACAAAGTTAGTGCCGACCAACAGCGTTCTTATAACAAGTATGCCGCTAAGTATGACATTACTCCTGGAGAATATTTCAGCAAAGCAAAAATAACAAACGACGTAATAGCAGGAGATAAGTATGAAGAATATCGAAACGGAGTTGAAAACGCTAGGGCAAAAGTTGAAGGCACAGCAAATAAAAAAGCAGCAACTATAGAGTTTGTAAATAACCTAGATCTTGATATTCCTCAAAAAGCGATGCTTATAAGGTCGTATTATTCTTCTTTCAAAAGCTACGACTCAGATATAGTCAATTATCTTAACGAAAATGTTGAAGACGAAAGACAGAGATATTTAATTAAAATCCAACTTGGAATTATAAGAAAGTAGGTGGTAATTAATGAATGATAATAATAGAACAGTCACTCATGAAGACTTAATAAGAAAATATCATTTGGGCGAATTGCCTTCTACCAGAAAAGCTATAAACACTTTAAATGACGGGCTCACAAACACTAACCAAATTATGGAAAATTATGTTACATCTATAACTAACACTCTTGGCGATTTGCAAAATCAAATAGACGGAACTATAGACCAGTACTTTGGTAGTGGAGTCCCTAGTTTATCTAATTATCCAGCTAACGAGTGGTCTGCCTCAGAATATACTTCTCATGCAGGGGATTTGTATTATGACAGAGATACAGGGAAGTCCTATAGATTTATCATAAATTCCTCAAATAATTATGAGTGGCAAGAGTTAGTAAATTCTGAGGTTCAACAGGCACTAGCCTTGGCAAATGCAGCCAAAGATACAGCAGATTCTAAAAGAAGGATTTTCGTAGTTCAACCTACAACCCCTTATGATGTTGGGGATATATGGTGGACACAAGGAGAAATATATAGGGCGATAATCAGTAGGCAAAGCGAAGATAGTTTTTCGGCAAGTGACTGGATAAACGATTTGAAGTATACAGACGACACGGCGGCAAATAACGCAATAGCTCAACTAGATGCTTATAAAACCGAAGTTCAAAACACTTATGTTACATCTGCTACTTTTACTACTTCAAACAACGCTATTAACGCTACAGTCCAAAGTGTTCAAGCGTCAACAGATAGGAAGAATACTATATTTAAAAACGAGCCTACAACCCCTTATAAAGTTGGAGATTTATATATAACGGGTTCAAACATTTATGTATGCACTACGGCAAGAGAAACTGGGGATTATAACGCAGAGGATTGGACGTTACAACTAAATTCAGAAGACTACGCAACCAAAGCGGAGTTAACCGTTACGGACAACAGAATAACTTCTTCCGTTTCAGAAATTAACACTCTTATAGAAACGGCACAAAACACGGCCGATGATGCAGTAAGTCAAGCTAGTGTTGCAAAAGATACATCAGAAAACGCAATCAACACAATCAACGAGGTTAAAGACTATGCTGACGACATTAACGACCAACTAACTACATATAAACAAGAAGTAAGTACAAAGTTTACTCAAACAGCAGATCAATTTGAAATGAGTTTTGATACTTTAACAAACCAAATCAACGCAGTTAGTGGAACAGTTTCAGATAACCAAAACGAGCTTCATAAATATATCAGATTCGTTGACGGTAAGATTATTCTTGGAGCTACAGGAAATCCGATTCAGCTAGAGGAACAAAACGATAGATTGTCTTTTAAGCAAAATGGTATTGAAATCGCATATATCAGTGATAATCAACTATATATTACAGAAGCGTATGTAAAAACTTCTTTAAAGATAGGTAAGTTTGCATTTACGCCAAGGTCTAACGGAAGCTTGTCGTTTGGAAAGGTAAGTGATTAATATGGCAGCAACTAAATCAACATCTTTTAGTGAAACAACTAACACATCAGCCAACACTTCTAACTTAACCATATCAATCTATTTTAGCCCAAACAACACTCAAACCTGGTTTGCTTCAAAAACTCTTTATTGCAGTTGTAACGGGCAAACGCAATCAGCAAATGTAACACTAAATCGAGGTGGTTCTGTTAGTGCCTCATTTACTTTCTACAACATTGCGCATAACTCAGACGGTACTAAATCAGTAAGCTGGAGTTGGAGTTGTGCGACAGGAACAAGTGTTCTTGGAAATATAGGAGATAGCGGCACAAGAACGTTAACTAGAATACCTAGAGCAAGTTCTTTTTCGGTAAGTGGAGACACATTAGGAAGCAACGTTTCTATAAGCATAAGCAGAGCTTCTAATTCATTTACTCACACAGTAGTTTATAGGAACTTTAATGGCACAAATACTACTATAGCAACTGGTGCTACTACAAGTGCCTCATTTACTCCGCCTGTATCCGATTGCCAATATATACCTAATGCGTCAAGCGGAACAGTCACAATAATTGTATATACTTATTCAGGAGGTACGCTGATTGGTTCTAAGAGCTTGTCTGTGGCTTTAAAAGTGCCTACAGATATAGTTCCTACGATAGATTCGATAAACCTCTCAGAAGCTGTTTCTGTGGTGTCTAGTCAGTTTAACAGCTATATACAAAATCAATCGCGCATCAACGGAATTGTTTCAGCTAGTGGAGTGTATAATAGCACCATTAAAGGATATTCAATTAAAATCAACGGAGAAACAAAAAACACAGGTTCGTTTGTGACAGACGTTCTTAAATATTCGGGAGAAAATACTTGCGAAGTTACTGTAACGGATTCTAGAGGAAAAACAGCAACCTCAAGTATAACGTTTGAAGTAACTCCTTATAATCCTCCACAAATAAATGAATTTAGCGTCGATAGAGATGCAAACGACCAATCAGTTTCATTGTCTGAAATTAACGTTGAAGTAACGGAATTAGAGGGAAATAATTCAACAATTACTTTAATGTATAAAAAACAAAGTGAGAATATATATTCTTCTGTAACGGTCAGTAATAATTTTACTTATAACGATGTTTACTCTTTACAAATAAGCGAAGACGATTCTTATGACTTCAAATTAAGAGTAACTGATTATTTTGGCAGCACCACAAAAGATTATTCAATAGGTACTGCTTTTGTTTTGGTAAATTATGGTGCTTCTGGAAAAGCTATAGGTTTTGGAAAAGTAACAGAGCTTACAGAAGGGTTTGAATTTGCTGAAGATATTTATTATAAAGGCCACGAGCTAGTAGATTTGTTATATCCAGTAGGAAGCATACTTATTTATGCCAATGACGTGGATCCAAACGAAAGGCTAGGTGGTACATGGGAACTAACTGCAAGAGGCCAGTGTTTGGTTGGTTCAAGTGAGAACTACACAGTAGGGAATACTTACGGTTCGGCAACTCACACGCACACTACAGGCAACCATACACTAACCACTTCGCAGATACCTAGCCATAATCACTCAGGAACAACGTCTGCTGGAGGAGGCCATTCACATACTCTTGATAGAAGTTCTAACTCCTTGCCTTATGGTTCTACTTATGATAGGCCTAGAGGTTCAGGAGCTACAGGAGATGCGGGATATACAACTTCTAGCGCAGGAAGTCATACACACTCTTTTAGCACTGGTTACACTGGTGGAGGAGGAGCACATAATCACGGGGATACAGGGGCGGCAAACAGCTTGCCTCTTTCTTTATGCGTAAACATATGGAAAAGAATTAGTTAGGAGGAATAATATGTTTAAAATTGAAGGAAAAACCATTCACTGTACAAGAGGAGATACAGGAACTATAGCTTTAAGAATACCAATAAGTGATTCTGAAGATTATGAATTTACTACGTCCGATAAAGTTATATTTACAGTTAAGTCCAAATATAGTTCAAACACTCCCTTAATCAGAAAAGAAATTACTTTTGACGAGCCTACAACGACTTGTATTTTTACTTTAACCAAAGAAGATACAAAAATAGGAGGTCTTATTAATGATGCTAGAACTTATTATTATGATATTGCCCTAGGAGAAGATAAAACTGTTATAGGTTTTGACGAAACTGGTGGTAAAGAATTTATATTATATCCTGAGGCAAGCAACGATGATTAGTGAGGTTCAAAATTTAACAGGGGTATTAATAGGTTCTGGCAATTTAGAGGGAGATTTATCAAGTTCTAGTAACTTAGAAGGAACTCTTTCTTTAGCGCAGTTAATAGGCATCAAAAACATAATTTTAAACGGAGAAACACTAGAAAACTTAGGCGGAACAGTAACCATAGATTTAGATTATGAAGATTTAGACGCAAAGCCGCAAATAAATGGTATTCAGCTAGTTGGAAACAAAAGTTTAACAGAACTTGGCATAAACAGAATAACAAACAACGAAATAGATGCAATAATGGAGGGATAATATGGAATATTTAGATAAAGAAGGACTTAGATATTATAATTCTAAGATACAAACTCAAATCAACTCTAAAGCAAATGACGGGGATTTAAGCGCTGTTGCAAAATCAGGTTCTTACAACGACCTAACAGATAAGCCAAGCATTCCTCAAGAAATAACCGTTGATTCTGCATTATCTACCACAAGCACAAATCCAGTACAAAATAGCCTAATAACCAACGCACTTAACTCAAAAGTGTCTTCAAACAATGTCGTAGATAATCTAACATCGGTAGGAGCAAACGTTCCTTTAAGCGCAAAGCAAGGTAAGATACTTAACGAAAGCAAACTTGAAGCTTCTAATATAAAAGCGGGAGAGAACATAGTCTTATCTAAATCAGGTAACGATATCACAATATCTTCAACTGGAGGTGGCGGAGGTGGATCTTCCGTCGCTATCATAGATAACCTTAATTCAAGTAGTGCTATTTCAGCATTAAGTGCAAATCAAGGTAGAGTATTAGACGGGAAAATAACCGATTTAAATGAAGACGTTACTACAAACTCAAGTGATATAAGCGATATTAAAAGCGATGTATCAACTCTTCAAACCAGTGTAAGCAATATAAGCTCAGATATAACGAGTTTAGAAAATAGTGTCGACAGCAAATTAGAAGCGTCAAACATAATAGCAGGAACAAATATAACCCTTGCTACTGATAGCGAAAACAACGTCACAATATCTTCAGTTGGAGGAAATGGCGCAAGCAAGTATGATTTAGCGCAATTAAGGTCACTAACTGATCCTTCAAGCGATTTATACACTGGGTTGATAACCGATATTAGAAACAAAAAACCAATTATTCTTTATGAGGAAGCAAATGGTATTTACACTAAATACATGGTAATTTCTTCTCTAGAAAGACAAGGAACGATATGGTTGTTTTATCAGCCAGATTCAGCAGTAGGAAGTTCAAGCGGGGCAATGAACGTAGAATGCGCTTTAGCAATTGCATCTTCTAATGGAACCTTGGTAGTTCAAGAGGGTGCTGTGCCAATAACGATATTTGCTGGTGCAAGGACATGGGAGGCAACGCTTGTCCTGGCGCAGAAACCAATAGGTTATTCAGCGGGGGATTTGAGTGAGGTTAAAGGTAGAGAAGACGATGTTGGGTGGAAAAAAATAAATTTAACTAACAGCGAGTGTTTTGTTCTGACTAACAAAGAACCTTTTAAAGACGGGGCTTCTACAGGAATAATAGGATATATTGGAACCACCCTTGTTAATAGAGAGTCTTATTTAGTTACAAAAGCAGTTTACTATAACACCACTACTAGAGATTTCGATATAGTTAGTACGGGAATAAACCCTTTATATGAAGAATTCCAAGAAATGAAAGAAAACAAACTCGAAGTATCAAACATAATAGCTGGTTCAAACATAACCTTAACTACCGAAGGAAATGACATAACTATATCTGCATCAGGTGGCGGAGGTGGTGGAAGCGTAACGGTCGATTCGGCCTTGTCTTCTACTAGCACAAATCCAGTACAAAATAAAGTTATAAACTCTGCACTAAATAATAAAGCAGATGCAAGCGACATTCCTACTAAAGTAAGTGACTTAACCAATGACTCGGGATTTATTAGTTCCTACACCGAGACAGATCCTGTATTTAGTTCAAGTCCTGCCTCTAACATAACAAACAGCGATATATCTAACTGGAACAACAAGAGTACCTTTAGTGGTTCATATAACGACTTAACTGATAAACCAACGATTCCGTCTCCTGTGACAATCGACACGGAGTTATCAAATTCAAGTACAAACCCAGTGCAAAATAGAGTAATTGAGGCCGCACTAGAAGAAAAACTAAATGCAAAAAGATATTACATACAAGATATTTTAGATATCACTTCTGTAAGAGACGAAACTGCAAGAGAAATAATGCTTGATATTGGAGAAGCAAACCCAATAATTGTTTATGACTATGACGATAGTCCAGCAGGGGGAGTTATTGAATGTATTCCAACAGCAAAAATGGACGCAGAAGGTTTTTGGCTATACTATTATACAAATTCTAACTATGTGGTAGTGTCGGCGACGATTGATAGCGGAACTACCATGACAGTAACAAGAAACACTTTCCCTTCTATAGTTGAATTGACAAACTATATAGGGAGTTTAAGCAGTTTAACTACAACAGATAAAACATCTTTAGTAAATGCGATAAATGAATTAAAGTCAAACAGCTTTAGTGGTTCATACAACGACTTGTCTAATAAACCTAGCATACCAAGTAAAACTTCTGATTTAACTAATGATTCTGGTTTTATTACTGGGTATAGTGAAACAGATCCTGTATTTACTGCTAGTCCAGCACACGGAATTACAACTAGCGATATTAGCAACTGGAACGGGAAAAGCGATTTTTCAGGCTCATATAATGACTTAACAAATAAACCTAGTATTCCAACAAAGGTAAGTGACTTAACTAACGATAGCGGATTCATAACTTCGTATACCGAAACAGATCCTGTATTCAGTTCAAGTGCTGCTTCAGGAATAACCTCTAGTGACATATCTAATTGGAATAACAAATCAGACTTTAGCGGAAGCTACAACGATTTAAGCAACAAACCGTCTATTCCGACAGCTACAAGCGATTTAACCAATGATAGCGGATTTATAGATAGTTCTTATCACGATTCTTCTAAACAAGATACTTTAGTGAGTGGAACAAACATAAAAACAATAAACGGCAATTCTATACTTGGCAACGGAGATATTTCATTAGCTGGTGGAGAAACTCTACCTATAGGAAGCGAGATTGATTATGAAGGCACAAATATTCCTACAGGCTGGGAACAAGTAGATGAAGTACCGGCATATTCAACAACAGAAACTGTTTGTGGCACATGGATTGACGGCAAACCCATTTATAGAAAAGTAATTAATTGTGGAGCTCTGCCGAACACGTCAACCAAAAACATTGCGCACGGAATTAGCAATATTGATACAGTTGTTTTGTTTCAAACAGTTGCAAAAAGCCCGTCAGCAAACGTTTGGTTATCTTTGCCAGCAACAAATCCAGTAAATGTTGTTTATCATGTTGCAATACACATAACAAACACAAATATAGTTATTACTGCAGGAGACAACAAATCAAACTATACCCAAACATATGCAATTATTGAATATACAAAAACAACAGATTAAGGAGGTAAAAAATGAGAATAAAAAAAGTAAGTCAAACCTCATCTATACAAGCGCAGATAGTTGACGGATATAGCGAAAGCACAACCGACGGATATAGTGCTAATTATGTAAATAATGTTACACAGGCAAATATAACAACAGGTGGTGCTGCTGTAAAATGTGGCTATCAAATAGACGGAAAAGATGTTTATGTAAAAAGAATCAATTTTGGTGCTTTACCAAATAGCGCTTCAAAAACAGTGGCAACAGGTATTGATTTTAGTACTCATACTTTAATAAAAATTGAAGGTGTTGCAAAATATGCTACAAATAGCATAGCGATTCCTATACCAACCGCTGCACCAGCCACCATTGCTTATACAGTAATGGTAAATATTGATGCTTCAAACAATTTGGTTGTTACAACTGGATCAGACAGAAGTAACTTTAATGCTTGGTTCAATATTTATTATATATAACTATAAATTAAAAAAAGAAAGGAGACAATATGGAAATATTAGAAGAGTTAAAGTTTACACACTCGTTTTGGGCTATTGTGTTGCCTTGCATCTTAATGATATTTGATATAATCACAGGTTATTATAATGCTTGGGAAAAGAAAGAAGTTTCTAGCCAAAAAATGCGCGACGGTCTTGGCAAAAAACTAGCAGAACTCGTATATATTTGTATAGGAATGCTAATATCTGAAGCTTTTGGTGTTAAGGGTATTGGTTACTTTATTTCACTATACGTAATATATATGGAATTTGTTAGTATAGCTGAGAATTGCAAAAAACTTGGTATAGCACTACCAGAAAAAATAGAAAACAAACTCAATAACGAGAAACAAGGAAGTGATAAAAATGAGTAAAAGAACAGATTTTGTTAATATAGCTAAAAACCAGGTCGGAATCAAAGAATCAGGAGTTAATAACGTTAAGTATAACACGTGGTATTATGGTAGAACAGTTAACGGTGCATCGGGCACAAGTCAATATGCTTGGTGCGTCGTTTTTGAATGTTGGTGCGCTAATCAAGTAGGCATATTAAATACTCTAGTGCCAAAGTGTAATAACGTTGGAACATTAAGAGATTGGTACAAAGCAAGAGGTTTATATCATACAAGCGGTTATAAGCCTAAAAAAGGCGATTTGGTTATATTTAAAAATGCAAGTCATACAGGTATAGTCGAATCTTTTAGTAATAATGTGGTACATACAATAGAGGGTAATAGTGGCGATAAAGTGGCTAGACATACTTATAATTATGGTACTAGCAATATAGCTGGTTATTGTCAAGTTAAATTCCCTAGTACATCTTCTAAAAAGACTTATACAGGAACATTTCCTAAATTGCCAGCAAGAGGGTATTTTTATTATAATCCAAAAACTCCGAAAAAATATTATGATAGTGGTACGCAAGTTAAAAATGTACAAAAATTCTTAAATTGGGCTATTGGTTCAAAACTGGCTGTTGACGGGTATTATGGTAAAGACACATATAAAGCAGTAAAGAATTTCCAAAGAGAAGTTAAAATAGCACAAGACGGCTTGTTTGGTAGCGCTTGTTTATCAAAAGCAAAAACGTTTAAAAAGTAGAGGTTAATACATGGACTTTGTAACCAGAGAACTCATAACCATATATAAACCACTAGATCTAGATTGGCTTAATTTTAAAATAACCAGAGAAAATCCGATAACATACCACCATATAGATAAACGCGAGTTTGGGGGCAAGAAGACTATAGATAACGGAGCTTTACTTACAAGAACAAGTCATCAGTATTTACATCTTATCGAAAGCAAAGAAGATAAGTTATACTATGCAATTAATCAACTTCTCAAACTTATAAACAAACAAAAAACTCCGCCCACTCAAGAGCAGAGACAAATTATGGATTTTCTACTAGACGAATTTTATAAAGAACATTACAACGATAAAAACGCCAAAGGGAAACCTTTAATAAAAGAAAAATATTTAAAAAGATATTAGACTGGGGAAACCTGGTCTTCTTTTTTTATGTTATAATATTTAAGTGATATATATGGAAGAAAGAGAATTATTAAGAAAAATTGAAAATACAAAAAAGGAGATAGATTATTATTCTAAAGTATATTCTCCTAAATCGGTAAAAGTTAAGAAACTAAAAGCAAAGCTTAAAACCTTGCTTAATCAACTTAAATAATTGCGTTTGAAAATCTTTACGAAGTTCTCTCTAGAATTGGTTTTCTCAAACTCTTCCTGAAATAATCTTTTCCACTTTAAGCTAAACTCTCTATCGTTATGAAATCTGTCGTGGCATTCTCTGCAAAGAGGAACTATCATTCCGTATTTCATGGAGTTTTGCCTGTTTCTCCCTTCAAAGACTTCGTTCTTATCTATATGTCCTTGTATAGAACCGCAGGAAGCACATTTTAATAAGTCTTGATAAATTATACTATATCTTTTGTTTTCAGCCTTGTGTTGCTTCTTTGAGGCTTTTTTGAGGGGTTTAGCACCCTTATATTCCTTTAAACTGCAGACCGCACATTTTGATAAAACGACTTCGTTTTTTTGAAGAGAACAATAATAATATTTTTTATAATTTTTAGATCTAATTTTTAAGTACTTGCAATACATAATTTTGTACTACGTTTGTACTACCAAGTATATATTTTTTCGTAATTTTAGTTTAATTATTAATAAAAAAAGCCCGTTATTTTAGGCATTATATCAAAAAATGGAGGAACCGACCGGATTCGAATATGCCTATTTAATCCCCGTAATTTCGGGCTTTTAAGTTTTTTGTACTACCGTTTGTACTACCAAACGAAAACTGAAATATATAATTAGTAGTATTTGTCCGTAGTTTTAGCCATCTCCTTTCTAACTTTATCGCTAATATGACCATACGTGTTTATTGTGGTTTGAATGTTTGAGTGCCCAATGCGTTTTGATATTGCATAAACCTCCCAACCTTCAGTTAGCATTGTTGTAACAAAAGTGTGCCTTAGGTCATACATTCTTATTTTAGGGACACCGGTTTTTTCTATATAGTAATTAAAATTTTTTCTTAACGCAGCATCACTATAAGGTTTGCTTGTGACTGGGTTGGTTAAAATGATTGTATCACTTTTGATATCTAACCCCAAAGTATCAATTAAAAACTTTTTGTAACCCTCTATTTCGTCGATCAATTTATCTGAAACATCTACCACTCTTTTTGATTGTTCGTTTTTTGTTTCTTTTAAAAAAGTTCTAGACTCCGGATCATAGTCGATTGAGTGGTTTATGGCAATGGTTTTATATTCTCTTGAAACGTCGCAAAATCTTAATGCTCTTGTTTCTCCGAGCCTGTCCCCTAAACCAAAGCCCAACAGAATAACCATTTTTGTAACATATGCGCACCTTTTTCTGACTTCTGTACCTTCGGATATATCTTTGTTTATTTCTTTTAATATAGTTTTGAGGTGGCAAGGCAACCAATACTTCATTTCTTTTTTTTCTTCTTTAAATCCAGAAAGTGCAGACGCAGGATTAAACGGAATATACTCTTGTTTTGTGCACCAACTGAAGAAAGTTTTAAGTTCTATTAATATTCTGTTTTTTTGATTGTTGGTAGTGCTGGCGTTTTTGATTAGTGTTTCTATGTCGTACTTTGTTATTTTTGCCAACTTCATCGAATCCAATTTGTTTATATGAGCATTATAAAGAAGTTTTTTTCTGTGCACAGAATTATACGCCAAAGTTTCGTTACAATAACGATAATATTCTCCCCATACCTCTTTAAATCTTTTTTTGTTATTAGCTTCCGTTTTTTTGGTAATCCTAAGTTTCTTACTATCTCTTAATTTAAGCGCTAATTCGATATCGAAGATTTTATTTTGTTTTTCGTCTTTACTAATAGTTGTTCTTGTTCCTGGGATTACGATAATATAGTTTTGATTTTTAATTGATTTGTAAATGTTTTGATACCTCGTTTTTTTATACCTTTTCATATCCATAATTGCATCAACTCCTTTACTTTATTAGCCTTTTTTGATATAATGAACATGCAAAAAGGAATTATTTCTTTCTATGTGGTTATAGGTAATAATTGAATTTTTGCGTATGACTGAGTGTTGCCGCACTTGGTCTTTTTTTTATTCTTTTTTTAATGTATCTTTAATCATTTTTAAATATCGGTCTGCCTCGTCTTCATAACTAGCATACTTGAAAGCAAATAGGTCGTTATCAGCTTGTTCTAGTTGATTAAGTTCTATATGAGCAAGTTCGTGCAGAATAGTTTTTCTTTTTTTATAATAAGATAAGTTATCATTAATCAATATGTTGTTTATGCCCGAGTAATTAAATACTAGACCGTCAATATAAGAGGGAAGTTTTATATATGTAATAGAAGCGTTATACTCGTTAAGCAATTCTTGCTGAGTTATGTGACCTTCTAACATGCTAATTATCATAGTCGACTCCTAATTGTTTATCAATTTCCCTTTTTCTTTTTTCAATAATAAATCTTATATACTCTTCGTCTTCTTTTGTAAGGATATCTCTGTGTTTGCTGAATAAGACCGCTAGTTGATCACTATTGTTGTCTTTACCTTCTATTGTTACATCAAACCCCATTAACCAAGGTTCTGATACACCTAAAGTTTCAGCAAGCACTGATAAATTGGATTGCTTTGCTTTATAATTGCCGCTCAAGTAATTTGATATCAAAGATTTGTCTAATCCTGTTTTGTTGGATAACTCACTTTGCGTCATGTTATTCATTGCAAGCGCTTTGCGAAGTCTATTTGCAAAAGTGTCAGCCACTATATAACATCTCCCTTCTTAAACAAATTGTAACATTTAATTTAGAAAAAGTCAAAAAAAATTGAGAAAAAATCAAAAAAACGCTTGACACCGTAGTTGAGATATGCTAAACTTTAGTTAGAGTTGAGAAGAACTCAACACGAAAAGGAGGTGGAAACAGTTGGCGAGACGTTATGATTATAGTAAGCTGTACGGAAGAATCAGGGAAGTATATAAAACGCAAACCGACTTTGCGAAAGACATGAATCTTAGCAGCCAATCTATTAATTATAGGCTTACTGGCAAAATGGATTTTAAACAAGGGGAAATTGAAAAGGCAATGCATCTTTTAAAAATCAAACCAGAAGAAGTAATTGAATATTTTTTTACACCAAAAGTTGAGAAAAACTCAATTATAGAAAATGATTAATCAATTTATAACCACATAGAAAGGAATGATTTATGAGCAAATTAACCTATACAGCAAAAGATGTTTCAGAAATACTACACGTTAGTTTACAGACTGCGTATAAAATACTTCGGGAATTGCAAAGGCAATTTAGATTAGATAATCCTGATTGCATTGTAATAACAAGATGTATTCCTGTTGAGTATTTTAATAAAAAAATCTTAGGAAAGGAGAAAAAATGAATGGCTTTACTTTTTTTAAAGATTACTATGACTTAATAACTTTACTGCCCGAAAAAGACCAAGGAGAGCTGCTTTTAGCTATTATGAAGTTTATGTTTGACGATGAAGAACCTAAATTAAATAAAAATCAAACTAAAGTCTACAACAATTTAAAACGACCTCTTCTTGTAAGCAAACACAAATCAAAAAATGCATCAAAAGCAAATCAAACGCAAATCAAATCAGAATCAAATGAAAATCAAACGAGTAATCAAATGGATAATCAAAACGAAAACGTAGCATGTGCGTTTGAAACTATGTCTATGTCTATGTCTAATAATAATAAAAATATAAATAAAAATATATATAGTCGAGTAGTTGAATATTTAAACGAAAAAGTTGGTAGTAGCTATAAACCTACAACTAAAAAAACGAGAGACTTAATCACAGCTAGAATGAACGAAGGATTTGTTTATGAAGATTTTAAAAAGGTAATAGACATAAAAACAGAAGAGTGGTTAAACAACAAAGACATGGCCAAGTATTTAAGACCTGAGACTTTATTTAGTAACCATTTTGAAAGTTATTTAAACCAAAAGGGTGTAGTTGAGGAAAAAGCCAATAGCGAAGATTATAAACCAGACGGAATTCATAAAGTAGGAGAAACTTTTATTGATAGCGACGGAACTCAAGTTTACTTTAATAAAAATGGAGAGTTGTTTATAGCATGAAAGCAAATAAATACGAATTAGGGCTTATATACATTTTGCTACTAAAACCAGAGCTATTAAAAACATTGCAAGTTAAACCAGAGTATTTAGAAGATGCTAAGCTTAGCAACATACTAAGAGCTTTTATAAAAAAGACAAACGAGAGCAAAGATTTTAGTGTTGTGGATTTAGCTGACGGAGAACCATTTGATGTAAATGATCTAGCAGCAATAATTAGTGATGAAGAAAGCATAGTTTTAAATCCTGAAAAAGATTACGTACCTATTCAAAAACAGGTCATAAAGCTATACAAACAACGAGAAACAAAACAACTAGCAAATAAAACTTTAAACTTAAATCAAAATCCAGAGTCTTATAAAAGCGAGTTAGATAGAATACTAGCAATCGATTATCAAGACGAGCAAGAGTATCTTACATACAACGGAATGCTTGAAACGATTGAAGACGAACAGCAAATAATCAAACTAAAATGTTTTCCAAAACTAGACAATGCACTTCAGTTGGTTAGAAACGATTTGTTAGTGATAGGAGCAAAGTCGGGACTAGGAAAAACAAGTTTTATGTTAAACATTATGAATTCGTTAATGAAGGATTATAACTGCATATACATAAACCTAGAAATGAGCCCTAGCACTTTATTGAAGAGAATGGTGGCTATTAAGTCGGGGGTTAAGTATGCAAGTATCAAGAAACCAAAAACAGCAGAAGAAAGCGATTTGATAAACGCAGGAATATATTCTATAGCTGATTCAAAAGTAACTTTAGTCAATGGTGCTAATACTATCGAGCAAATTGAAGATGTATTAAAAGTAACCAAAACGAAAAAGCATACGATTATGTTTATAGATCATTTAGGATTAATTCAAAATAAGGGAAAAAGTTTGTATGAGAGGACAACTTTAAATGCGCAGGCAATAAGAACCCTAAGCTTAAAGTATGGTGTAACTATGATAGTGGCGAGCCAACTAAACAGGGATAGTGTTAAGAGTGAAGAACCAGACCTAACGTCATTTAAAGATAGTGGAGAGGTAGAAAACTCAGCTAGAAAAGCTATAGTGCTTTATGCAAATGATCCTAAAGACGTAGTTAATCTTAATCCAGTTATAAACGTAAAGATTGTAAAAAACGATACGGGAAGAATGAGAACCGTACCAATGAAATTTGAAAAAGAAAAACAAATATTCGAGGAGATTTAGAAAGGAAAAGGAGAAAATGGAAGAAAATAAAAATACATTAAAACAAGAATTAGAACTTAGAGCAAGTTTACAAAAAAAGAAAAATTTAGTTAGAAAGGCATTAAAGAAAAAAGGAACTCTTAAAAGAGGCGGTAAAAATGACTATGATAAGTATTCATATTTTAGTGAAGCCCAATACAAAGAGTTGTTTACTGAATTATTTAGTGAAAGTGGCGTAGAACTTAAAACCGAAGTTGAGGAAGTTAACGAAATAAACGGAACTGATAAGCAACCATTCGGAATAAGAGTAAAGATGCTATTTGAATTGTTTGATATTGAAACAGGCTATAGCGAAAGAACTCACATATACGGAGAAGGTTTAGATAAAGGGGATAAAGCGTTATATAAAGCCTATACAGGAGCGCTTAAATATTATCTAGCTAATACTTTTATGGTAGCAACAGGGGACGATCCTGAAACTGAAAGTCCTGAAGGTAAAAAAACAAGTGCGAAAGCAACTCCAAGGCAAGTTGAGATTATTAAGAGTGGGTATGCTGACACTTTAGACAAATTACTAGAATTTTACAAAATTGAAAAAGTAGAGGATTTAGATGTTAAAACAGCAAGTTCTTTAATCACAAAACTAAAAGAAAGGAGTTCGGCAAACAATGCAGTTAGTGGAAATTAATAAAGAAGGAAAAATAGTTGTAGCACAGGAATTTACAAAAGCCTATGCAGAGTTTGAAAAGCAGAAGCTAGAAATAGAGCTTAAATCCAAAGAAGTAAAAAAAGCACTAAAAGAAGCTATGGAAAAAAATGGGATATTAAGTTATGAAGACGACTTTATTAAAGCGACATATAGAAATGGTAGCGAAAGAGTAACTCTAGATAGCAAAAGAATTAAAGAAGAGCTTCCTGATGTATATGAAGAATATGCCAAGAAGAGCAGTGTTGCTAGTTCAGTAATATTAGAAGTCAAATGATGTATGAGATTGAATATCTTGACGAGGAACACCTTTATTTATGTAACGGGGAGATAGTACTTAGTGTGACGCAAATATTACAACAAGTTTTTCCTGATAAGTATAAAGGGGTTCCTGATACTATTCTTAAACGAAAAGCTGATTACGGAACTATAATGCACGAAGCGATACAAAACTTTGAAGAAACAGGAGTGTATCCAGAACTTGATTATATCCAGGAAGCGAGTTTTAAGCAGTATCTAGAACTAAAAGAGAAAAACAAACTAGAAGTTATTGAACAGGAACAAATTATTAATTACAAAGACATATACGCTGGTAGATTCGACATGATAGCTAACGTAAATGGAGAAAAGTGTTTGCTTGATATAAAAACCACCGCCAAACTTGATAAAGAATATCTTAGCTGGCAATTAAGTTTATACGAGTATGCTTATAACTCTATGCACGAAGGTAACAAATTCGAAAAATTATATGCTATATGGCTACCAAAAAAGGAATTAGGGGAATTGGTTGAAATTGAAAGAAAATCTGAAGAAGAAATAAAAACATTATTAGAAAAATTGGAGGGAGATAAAAATGATGTGGAATTGTTTACAATGTGAACCAAAAGAAAAAAGATATATAGCTACTTTAATGGTAACAGTGCCTATGGAAGTAGAAGTATGGGCGGACGACCTAGAGGAAGCTATGGAGAAAATTACAAACGAGGATTTTGTCTTAAAAGACGACATAGATAGAATTATTTACAAAGATGCCGAGATAGAAGAAGTAACAGGTGTAAGGGAGGAAGATTAAGTGAACAAAACGTTTTCATTAGGAAATTTAACTGATGCACCAGAGCTTAGAAAAACATCTTCAGGGAAGAGTTATACAAGTTTCAGTTTAGCAGTAAATAGAATGCAAGGAGAAGAAAGAAAAACGGATTATTTAAATATTGTGGCCTGGGAGAGAACCGCTGAAAATATATGCAAGTATTGTGTTAAGGGTTCTAAACTCCTTGTAGAAGGGAGAATACAAAACAGGACTTATCAAGCACAAGACGGAACAAGAAAGTTTGCGACTGAGATTGTGGCTGAAAAAGTTGTGTTTGTAGGAAGCAAGTCTGAAGCTAGCGCGCAAAAAAGCGATAGTGTAGATTTTCCAAAAGGAGAACCAATAGGGGAACCAGAAAAAAAGACTGAAGAACCAAAGGAAGATCCTTTTAAAGAATTTGGAGAAGAAGTAACTATTAATCCAGAAGACTTGCCTTGGTAATAAAATGCGAGGAAACAAAGAGGATATCAAAAAGTGGTTGTTTTTACAGCCTGAGGGTAAAACTTATGAGATAAAGGAGTATAGGCAAAGAAGAAGTAACAATGCAAATTCATATATGTGGGAATTGATAGGGAAGATAGCAGATGCAGTACATTCAACAAAAGACGAAGTATATCTTATCGAACTTAAAAGGTATGGCGTGTATCAAAAGCTTCCCTTTTTGCCTACCGAAAAGCCGTTTTTTAAGTATTACGAGTATGAAACTTCAGGAACTTTAAACGGGAAAACTTGTGACTGGTATACGATTTACAAAGGCTCTAGCGAGTATGACACGAAGGAAATGGCAACTTTAATTGACGGAGTAGTAAACGATTGCCACGAACTCGGCATAGAAACAAGAACCCCTGAGGAGATTGAAAGGATTAAAAGTTTATGGGACAAGTGAAAAGAAAAAGGGTAATAACTAAGGAAGAAAAGATTCAGGAGGCATTAAGGGAAATAAAGTATACTTGCCAAAATTGTGGTAATAAGAGAATAATTATTCCTAAAAAAGATAGAGGCATATGTCCTTATTGTGGCCACTTAGTTTTCAAAACCCCGTTAGAATGGTTCAGTTATTATTTGAAAAGAGCGATAGCTATTAAGGAGATGGAAAATGAGGATTTTAAAAGATAAATATTTAAATAAGTGGGTTGTATGGTCTAGAGTTGGTAGTGCCTACTTTATGAGATATAGCTCGAAGCTTAAAAGGGATTGTGTGAATTATGTTAAAAAACACGAAAAAAGGAAATAAATATCATGCTACCAAAGTCATAGTTGACGGAATTAAATTTGATAGCAAATCAGAAGCGAGAAGATATCAGGAATTGGCTCTATTAAACAAAACTGGAGTGATAAGTGAATTACACTTACAAGTGCCTTTTTTGCTTCAGGAGAGCTTTAAGAAGGACGGAAAAACGTATAGAAAAATCGAGTATGTAGCTGACTTCACTTATTTGGAAAACGGAAAACAAATAGTTGAAGATCTAAAGTCCAAAATTACGCAACAAGATAAAGTATACAGGTTGAAAAAGAAAATGCTTTTATATAAGTACCCAGATATAGAGTTTAGGGAGGTGTTAAACAAATGACTAGAAAACAAGTTGAGGAAGAATATAAAAAACTAATGGAGGAAATAGAAAAGCAACTTGAAAATTCAGAAAGAGTGAATAAAAATGAATGATAAAACAATATTAGGAAGTTGGTGTACTGAAACAAATTGTAAATTTATAGATAGTAAACATATACAAGTAGAATTAGTAGCTCATATATGGTATTCGTATGATAATGATAGTAAAACAGCTGTTATAAATAAAAAACTTTGTTTTGTAAATGAAATTGATTTTAATGAATTAAACGACATAGTAGAAATTCTAGAAGAACCAAAGGGAATACCTGAAAAATTAGAAATATTACCTAACGACATACAATATTCAAATAAAGTTTTATATGGAAAAATAAACGAAATATTAGATTATCTTAAAAGTAGAGGTGAATAAGTATGATACAAATAATAAATTGGTTAATAACTAAAAGCGAAAAAAGATTATCTAAAAAAGAAAAATGCTTATTTAAAAAAGAAACAAAAAACGAAAAATTAAAATTATATAGAACATTATTAAATGAAATTGATAGTTATAATTCTAAAATTAAAAATGTAATGGTTTTAAGACATTATAGATATATGAGATTTAATGTAGATAATTTAGAAAGCAAAGGAGAATAACAATGAGTGATGAAATAAAAGAAATATTACAAAAAATAGAAAATGTAGCAAATCGTGAAACTGCAAGTCGTAATGCATTAATGGAAATGAAAGACAAAGATTATCAATTGTTATTAGATTACATAACTAATTTACAAACAATAGAACGTGAGTATAGTAGCTTGTTAAGCGAGAATGCTGAATTGCAACAAAAATATGATAAGGCTTTATCTGATTTAGTTAAAGAAAGCCACAAAAGAATGGAGCTATCCAAAAATTACGATAGAATATACAACGAAAATTGCAAATTAAGAGAAAATCATAATATAAGCGATATTAGTTTATTAGATGAAAACGATAGATTAAACAATATAATAGATGAATTAGAAAAATGTATAAAAGAAGAATATGATTATTGCGATAAAAGAAAAGACCCTGCTTTTGGTGTAGGAATGGGTGTTACAAGAAAATTATTAGATAGACTAAAAGAATTAAAGGAGAATAACCGTGGATGAATTAAATGTTGCTATAAGTCTTTTAGATAAAATTTTAGGGGGCGAAAACACAACAGCCGAGGCTTTAAGTGAGTTATATGAAATAAAGAATGGCAATAAAAAAATAATATTAGAGCATTTAAAAGCTATTGTTTCTATATTTAGCAAAGCGATAGATTATTTAGAGAATGGGGAGAATCACAATGATAAAAGCAATATTTGACTGGTTATGTAGTTTAATCATATATGGTGATATATATTTATTAATCATACTGCCTTTTGTAGGCTTGTTTATATTCTTTTTGATTTTATTTTATTGGAAAGGTGGAGAATAATGAAAGTTGGAGATTATGTAAGAACTGATAAAGGTTTAATAGGAAAACTTATTAAAAAAGAAGAATATAAAACACATTGCATTTTAGAATATGAAGGGCAATATTGTAAAAGAGTTTTGAGTACAAATGGAAATGACAGCGAAGTAATCAAATCAAGCCCAAACATAATAGATTTAATTGAGGTTGGAGATTATGTTAATGGGTTACCAGTAAGATATGTTGAAGAAAATAGAGTTGATATAGGACAAGCAGAAGATTTTCAATGGTTAAAAAACGAACACATTAAATCAATAGTAACAAAACAACAATTTGAAGCAATGGAGTATAAAGTGGAGGTTTAGATGGGTTTACAAGAATTATTAAAAAAAGAATTTTATATAGTAGATTGTATGGACTTTGTTTATTTTCCTAGAATAACTCATGTCGTTGGTGTTGGTGCAAGTAGTTGCGATGAAGAATTGCAATATTATATCAATGTATCAGACCATAACAATAAAGAGATGTTAGTTTATAAAAGCGAATTAGAAAGATTTAAAACATTTAATGAGGCAAAAGAATACGCCGAACATTTAAACAATATTCCTGAAAACAAAAAAAGAGCAGAATATTGGAACACAAAAGGGAAATTTCAATGTGAAATATTAAAACAATTACAGGAGAGTTAATGAATGATTTTATAATATATGGCAATATTAATGGCAAAGGTTGGAAGGTATTAAATACTACTACTAGCAGGGACAGACTAGAGAATATCTTGCATGTAATATTAGATTCAAAAGAAAACATACAAGTTATAGTAGTATATAGTATGATGGATCGTGATATACCATTATTTAGTTTTAATAATAAGATACAAAGAGAAATAGATATGGAAAAGGTTTATAGGTGGTGTAAATGAGTGAAGAGGAACTAAACAAAGATTATTTAAAAAATAGATTAAAGGGCTTTAGAGTATCAAATAAGTTATTAAATGAGATTTTAGATATAAATAGTCAAGAGTACATAAAAGGTTTAATACAGGGCAAATTTGACGCGCAAATGACTATATCGGGAATTATTAAAAGAATAGAAGAAGCAATAGACTTTTGGGAAGAAGATGTGCCTACAGATATTTTAAAAGACATTAAAAAGGATTTGTCCACGATATGGAATTAAAGGAGGGGTAAAAATAGAACCTAGCAATCTAACAATAAACGGAGCTATGAATATTTTAGCTAGTCTAACAAACAAAATTTTAGTGCTTCAAAAAAGAAAATGGGAAAACTATTTAAATGCGACAAAAACAACTCAACCCTTAGTAGACTTTAAACCTAGTAACAGGGTTATTCAGGATACTTTATCGTTATACGCCATAAAAGACGAAGAGATTGACGAAAAGATAACCGAAGCAATAAAAAAATGGTTAGTATATGCCGAATATGTAGTAAATGAAGTTGACCGAATGAAAAAATATGACGATACAATACCATTAATTGATTATTTAAGGAATTGCGAAAAATGGAGTTGGAGAAGCATAGACCAATATTTACATTATAGCGAAGACTATTCGCGCCAAAAATTAGGTAGATACAAAAAAAGATACGATAATACCGACCAAAAAAATGTATAATGAAATCAGAAGTACGAATTTTATTTGTCATTTGTAAAAAGTGGGTGGACTACCTTTAAAAGGTTGGGATTGGATACCTAGAAAAAAGCTAAGCGGGAATATTTAGGTATAAGCCACCCTTTTTCTCCTTGAGGACTAAGTTCCTCTTTTTTTGTTGCATAAAAAAACAGACCAAATCGATCCGTTTGTTAATTATTTTCCTTTAACGCTTCCTTTAATTTATTATCTATCTTGAAAAATAAATCCCTGTCTTGTTTAAACACTTTCGCTCTAAAGTTATGTAAATCAATAATCATATCTACTAAATCATAATAGTTTGTTATTCCAAAAGTATCTACTATAAATTCAGTAAATTCTTGTATGTTTTTATAAATACTTTGTTTTAGCGTTTCGTACTCTTCCATTATTCTTCCTCCCACTTTTTTGTTTCACTAACATGGTGCGAAATCAAATTATTTTTTATTGTGTCCTTGTTTTCATATATATAGTGGTCTATACTATCAAGCAAGCCCATATTTTTGTTGTCATATCCCCTCATAAACCAATCTTTTACTAATTCTAAAACGCTTTCATAATATAAATCTATTAATAAAAATTCTTTTTCTAATTCAAATTCCTTACTTATCATAAGCCCCATATAAAATACTTCTTCTTGCATTATTCTTCCTCCCATTCAGTCCAATAAAAATCTCCGTTGCCGTCGTCGTATAACTCAAGATACTCTTCTTCGGTATAATCCTTATGCAAACAATTTTCAGAGCAATAATATTTAAACTCGCTTTCGTTATAAAACCCTTCCGTTATTAATTTTCCGCATTTTGAACAAACTCTAAAGCCCTCTAAATCCTCAAAATCAATTTGTTTTAGTATTTTGCAAGCTAGGTCTAAAGCCTCACAATCTCTTTCAAAAACTCCTGTATCGTCGTTTGATATAAAATCCTTTTGATTGTTTCTTAAATCTTTTAATTGTTCTATTAATTCTTGTTTATTCATTTTAAAATCCTCCTTTATAACCCTCTAGAATAAGGGCGTTTCTTCCTCTCTCCAACCTATAGGCTGATACCCTAGGGCTTCTAGAAAAGCCCCATAAATTGCGTTTAAAGTTTCCCAACGTTGATTGAAATTTCCCTTAAGTGAATCTTGAGTTCTAACACTATCTAAATAATTAAATAGTCGTTCCTGTTCGTCGCTTGTTAATCTTTGATAAGCCCAAGCATTTTCAATCATTCTTTTAAATAGCATTAATGCATTTTCTTTTGTTTTTTTCATTTTTACATCTCCTCCATATCGTCTAAATCGTCTAATAAATCCCTGTTTATTAAAGTTGCGTTGTCGCTCTTCATAAATCTATTAAATAACCCCTCTAAAATCTCAATGTCGCTTTCGTTTAGTTCGTCTAAGTCGTGCATATAATCTAGTTGCTCGTTAATAATAAGCGCCCCGAATAAATCCTTGTAATTTGCTTCTTCAAATATTTTTACTAGTTCTTTTATTTTTTCAATATCCATTTTTAAACTCCTTTACTAATAACCCATAATTTTCTTGAATATCTTAATTTTCTTGCGAATTTATCGCGTTCAAACTCAGTACTAAAATACTTTTTAAATGTTGCTTCGCTTTCTACGTTGTAAACTTCTAAATAAGGCTTGCGCGTCATTATTCGGCCTCGCTTTCTAGACTTTCCACCATATAGGTAGAAAAGTCCGTGTCTACGTGGTCTTCATAATCTAGCACGTGTTCGCCGTTTTGGTATTCTTTTTCGGCCGTGTATAGTGCCTCTTCTTCGCTTTCCGCTACTATATCAATAGTTCTTTCTAGTGTTTCAGTAATTGTTATATAATATCTTTTCATTTTAAACCTCCATAATCCCATTTTTAAATAGTGTTTTAATCTCTTTATCGCTTAATCCAGCTTGTTTGAAAAATTCTTTTTGATGTCTTGTAGTCGTTTGACTATATTTCCCAAAATAATGGTATTTAGTTTTGTTTTTATTTTTTGTTATTTGCGCAACTAATGTTCCGTAAGAGTATAGGACTAGCACGCTTTCGTCCCCGTAAACATCATTGACCATAGCTTTTCTATAAAATGATTGTCTTGTATCATAACGCGGTTCTAGTTCGTACATTATAGCTCCCCCTTTACTTCTTCTAGCGCTTGCCCTAAAAGATAACATCTAATTGTAACGTCGCAATATTCAGCGCCTCTTTCAAGTGCGTTTTCGTAGCTATCGCCGAACATATAAAGCGCCTCTTGTAATAGTTCTAAATTGTGACTTATGGCCTCCTCGGCTTTCCACGCGTTGCAATAATAGCTTCCGCATCCGTTTCCTGTAACGCTATCTTCTAAAAATAAATCGTCGTATAAGCTTTCGCTTACTTCTTGAATATCATTTTCCTCCATATAGTTTTTAATGTCTTCTTTTAAATTTTCTAAATAATCATATCTCATTTTTAATTTACCTCTTTCTTTTTTCTTGCCTTTTTCAGTTTGTTTGTGGTATAATTAAAAAGCCGAATTAGCGCGTAAGTGCTTTTTAGGTTTTTGGTTAGGTTAGTCCTTAAGTTTTGGTCGACGTGGGGGCTAATCTTTTTTTATTTGTTTAAATCTTCGTTGACTTTTTCCATTAAATAGACTTTTAAGGTCTTCTTTTTTTTGCCTAGGATTTCGTTTATCTTTTTGTCTTCTTCAGGTTTTAACAAAATCCTTCTTCTTTTGTAATGTTCCTTTTGATATTCGTTTTTGTATTTCGTTGCGTTGAATTCTTTTTTTTCTTCCACTTTTTCCCTCCTTGTGATACAATTAACTAGTAGGGGAGGATTAATCCTCTAACCCTACATAAGCGTTGGCGCCCTTATATATAACCTTTAAACCCCAACTATATAGTTGATAGGCTTGGTCTAGTGTAAGGGCACTTTTTAATTGTGTCACTTTACCACCTTTAACCTTTCTAGTCGCGGGGGCTTGTCCCTTTGACGTCTTAATCATATCAAACGTGGGACACGATGTCAAGCATTTTTTTGCAACTTTTTTTAACTTTTTTCAAAAACCTAGGTACAACCTGGGCTGGCGGGGCGAAAAAAATTTTCAAGTGATACGATTTAATCGCTTTTTTAGTGGTATAATATAAATAACTAGGAATATCTAGGAGCTGACAACACACGGGGCGGGATTAAAAACCTACACGTAAAGGCTACGGGCGGGGAAAATAATCCTGCTTTTATAATGTATTAATAAATATATAAAAATCTATATAGGAGGTTATACAATGGCAAAAAGAAAAGAGATAACAAGAACACCAAAAGAAAAAGACTTAATAATAAAAGCTTATACCAAATATAAGAACTATCAAATCGTTAGTAACCAACTAGGCATACCTTACGGCACTTGTTACGACATCATAAACAAATTTAAAGAACAGAACCCAACCGAATACCAAAGAATTCAAAGCGAAAAAGAGCAAGAGACAAAAGAAGAAGTCAACGAGATAATGGAAAAGGTAAGAAAGCGCATACTTGAAAAGCTAGACAACGAGAACGACAATAGCACAATAGCGCAACTTACTACAACATATGGCATACTATACGACAAGCAAGCACTAACGGAGGGCAAGGCAACAAGTAACACAAGTATCAAGATAGAGATGCAAGGCGACCTACAAGACCTTAGCAAGTAAGCGAGCGCATATATTTATTATTTATTTTTTATATATACATAGTAAGTATATTTTATAGGGGGCATGGTGGTGGCATGGCTACCCCCCCTATGGTGGAGGCATACCCCCCTAGTCTAGGCCAATTCAAGGGAAACAGGGCAAGGTAAAAGACGCCCCCTCCCCACCCCCACACGGCGAAAAAAAATTTTTAGGAGTCCCTAGGTAGGTATCCCCCTCACACTATAAGTTAGATAAAAGAGTCCGATAAAAGGGCTTTTTTTATTTAAGGGGGGTAAGACCAAAAATTTTCCCAAAAACAAAAAGAGGGTATGTACTATATATCCGCATGAGAACTTTTACAAAGGAAGTGGCAAAATGAAACTAAACATAGGAGAGTTATATCCCAAGCAGATAGAGTTTTGTAAAGCCACGAATAAGTATATATGCTACGGAGGCGCAAGAGGTGGAGGAAAGAGTTATGTATCCAGAATAAAAATGATGCTACTAGCGCTTAATTATCCAGGAATACAGATTCTTTTATTAAGGCGTACTCTAAAGGAATTAAGGGAAAACCACATAATGCAACTCCAGAAGCTTCTAAACGGCATAGCGCAGTATAAGGAAAGCACGAAAGAGTTTTTGTTTCCTAACGGATCAAGAATAGTGCTAGGGTATATGGATAACGAGAAAGATGTAATCCAATACCAAGGACAAGCGTATGAAGTTATAGTGCTAGAAGAGGCAACACATTTTACTGAGTTCCAATTCCAGACGCTAACGGAGAGTAACCGTTTGAGTGGAAATATGACGGAGAAGTTTGAACCGAGAATGTATTTCACTTGTAACCCAGGAGGGGTAGGGCATATGTGGGTAAAGAGGTTGTTTATAGATAGACAATATAGACCTACAGAGAATCCAGAGGATTACAAGTTTATACCAAGTTTAGTATTTGAAAACAAGTATTTAATGGAAAACGATCCAGGATATGTAAAAGCACTAGAAAACTTGCCTGAGGATAGACGAAAGGCTATGTTATACGGAGATTGGAACGTGTTTGAAGGCCAATTCTTTACAGAATGGAATACGAGTTTACACGTAATAGAGCCGTTTAAGATACCAGATACATGGAATAAATACGTAGCAATAGACTATGGGCTTGATATGTTTGCTGCGGTGTTTGTAGCAATAGACACAAGAGGAAAGGCATACGTGTATAAAGAAATATACAAACCCGACTTAATAGTAAGTGATGCGTGTCAAGTTCTAAAAAGTGTAATGGGAAAGGAAAAAATAAGAGCAATATTTGCACCACCTGATTTATGGAATAGAAACCGAGATAGCGGAATGAGTACTTTTGAGGTTTTTTATAAAAATGGAGTGTTTTTAACCAAAGCAGGCAACAAAAGAGAGCATGGTTGGTTAACTGTCAAAGAGTGGTTAAAACCATATAAGAGAAAAAACGAGCATACAGGGGACATAATAATGGATTCTGATTTAAAAATATTTAGTGTTTGTCACAATTTGATCAGATGTTTGCCAGAATTACAACACGACGAGAAAAATCCAAACGATGTTGCGACAGAGCCACACGAAATAACACATATCCCTGATGCTTTAAGATATTTTTGCGTACAGCATACAAGTCCAACGGTAGAAAGACAACAAAGGAATTATATTACAAACTTCACACATGAAGAAGAAAGATATAGTGGAGACATAGGACAGCTTATAACTGTTTTATAAGAAGAAAATATAGGAGGAATTATGAAAAAAAGAGTATTTAGAGAAAGATATTATGGAAAGCCTGAAAAGGCACCTGAAAAAACCACAGAAAAGGTTGAAGAAAAGAAAACAAAGGCCAAAAAAACTGAAAAGAGTGAAAAATAATGATTGAAGAAATAGCGCTCGTTGGAATAACGGGCTTTTTAATGCTTATAAGCTTCAAATTAGGCGCTAGTTTAAGTCAAAAACGTGAAGCAGGAGAAAAAATAGAGGTTAAAACACCTGTTAGAGCGGTAAAAGATGCGTTTGAAGAGCACAAAGAAAACAAAAAACTAGCTGAACTAGAAAAAATAAACGAAATAAACGAATGGAATATAGAACATTATGACGGAACTGGGATAGGTCAAAAAGACTTCCCTAGATAGGAGGGTATTTTATGGATTTAAAAGAGTTGCAGACAACTGATATGTGGGATTTATACCAAAAATCGGTTAATTTTATGCATCTAAGAAAAATATATGAAGATACTGATTTAAATTATCGTATGTATAACGGCGATCAATGGAATGGTTTAAAGGTTAAAGGTATCGAAAAAGTGCAATTTAACTTTATTAAACTTATCGTAAAGCAAAAAGTATCTAACATAACTGCTAACTTATTTGCAATAAACTACTCGCCAGAAAATATTGAGAACCAAGAATTTGTAGAAATGGCACAAAAAACCTGTGATTTACTCAATAGAAAAGCAAGTACTGTTTTTGATAAGGATTTCATGGATAAAAAGGTTAAGAAGTGGACTAGACAAGCAGCGATAAATGACGAAGCTATTTGTTATGTTGACTATGACTCAGACACAGACTTGCCTATAAACGAGATTATCTCTAAAAATGACATTATGTATGGAAACGAAAACGAAGACGAGATTCAATTTCAACCATACATTCTTATCCGTCAAAGAAAACCCGTCTCTGAACTTAGAGAGCTAGCAAGAGATTTGAAACTAAGTGAAGAAAAGGTTGGTTCTATAGTTGGGGACAACGATACTTCTACCGCTTCAGGAGATAGCGCCAAAGACGAGTTAGAAGATAAATGCTGGCTACTAACAATGTTCTATAGAGCAAAAGACGGTAATATCCACTGGAGCCAATCAACAAAGTATTGTGAACTTAAAAAGGACAAGGACTTAGGAATTAGACTATACCCTATTGCACACCTAAATTGGGAAGACCAAGAAGGGAACGCTAGAGGAATAGGCGAGGTAAGACAACTTATTCCTAATCAGATAGAAACAAACAAAACAGCTATGCGTAGAGCTGAAACAGTTAAAACTACTGCTTATCCACAAAAAGTAATGGACGTAACAAGCGTAGAAAACCCTGAAGAAGCTAATCGTATAGGTGGAGTAATTAAATTTAGAAATATGGGTGGAGCTAAAGCTGATGACGTATTTACAAACACTAGACCAGCACAAATGAGCCCAGATAGTAGCGCATTACAAGGGGAACTAATTAATTTAACTAGAGAACTTAATAATGCTAACGATGCAGCGACAGGTTCTATTGATCCAAGTACTGCTTCAGGTAAAGCTATCCTTGCGGTGCAAAACGCCCAGAACCTACCACTAAACGACCAAGTAATGGCCTTAAAAGCTTTTTTAGAAGATATAGCTAGAATTTGGTTTGCTATGTGGAAAACATACGCAGGGAACGGATTAAAAGTCGATATTATCGAAAGGGATATAACTACAGGCCAAGAAATAAGAAGACAAGAAAAAGTTCCTAAAACAGTTCTAGAGGCCTTAGAAGCAAGCGTAAAGGTTGATATTACGCCTAAGGGAGCATTTGATAAGTACGCACAAGAATTAAGCCTAGAGAACTTATTTACAAGTGGAAATATTACATTTGAAGAATATGTTAACTCACTTGATACTGATTCAGTTATGCCAAAAGTCAAACTTCAACAAATTGTTAAAGACAGACAAGAGGCGCAAGCTAGAATCCAAGCAATCAATATGGAAGCTGAAGCAATTAAAGGGCAACTTCAAGCCCAAAACGCTAGTGAAATGGATATCGAGAACCAAATGGCCAACCAGCGTATTACAGCCTCAACATTCGACGGTATGGAAGAGGCGTTTGACAGGGTAAGTCCAGCTTAAAAAGAAACAAAGACCGAGCATTGAAGTCTATAAAAGCCATGGGGAAGTGAAGCAAACACTCACAAAAAAATAGGAGGGAGATCGTTATGGAAAACGAAGAAACTGTTTCTCAGGAAACCATAGAGGAGCAAACTATGAATGAAACTCAAAACGTTGAAGGTACAGACGTTGCTGAAGAGCAAAACAATGAACCAGAAGGCAGAGTATATACGGAAGACGAATTCAACACTGCTGTAAACGAAGCTGTTGATAAAAGAGTCGCAAGGAAACTCCGTAAAATGGAGAGCAAGTATGAAGAAGAACTTGCAGCGTATAAAGATACTGATAATGTTCTTAGATCTGCTTTAGGGACAAACGACATCGCGGAGTCTAACGAAAAGCTTAGAGAATTTTACGAAGAGCAAGGAATAGAACTACCAGATGTATATGTACCAGGTCTTAGTAAGAGAGATGCTGAGGCTTTAGGCGAAAGAGATGCTGACGACTTTATAGAAGAAGGTTTTGAAGCCATGGAAGAAGAAGCAAATCGATTAGCTGAAAAGAAGTTTGAAAATTTATCCGATAGGGAAAAAGCCGAGTTTAATAAACTAGCTACTACTTTAACTTCTGAAAAAAGAAGAAAAGACCTTTTGTCTGTTGGTGGAAGTAAAGAATTATTAGACGACAAGGAGTTTAAAGAGTTTTCAAGCCAATTTAACTCTCAAGTATCCATTAAGGATATATACGAAATGTATAACAAAATAAAGCCAAAAAAAGAAGTGGAAACTCCTGGTAGTATGCAAAACCATAATCCAAGTACTAAAAAAGACCGTTATACAGAAGAAGAAATATCTTCAATGACGAGTGCCGATTTAGACGATCCTGAAGTATGGGCAGCCGTAGTAAGGAGTCTCCAAAAATAAGAAAGGAATGATAAATTATGGCGATTGCACATTTTCAAAGAACTGTATGGTCTAAACAAATCCAAAAATCTCTTGAAAAAATCACTTCATTAAGAAATCACTGTGATTTTAGATATGAGAAAGAAAGTGATAACGCAAAAGAAATAAAAATCTTAAACGTTACACGTCCTACTATTAGAACTTATGTTCCTGGTACAGCAATAACTAGAGAACAAGGAACTGACGGTAGCAAATTACTACAAATCAACCAATTCAAATACTTCAATTTTGAGGTTGACGATGTTGACAAGGCACAAAGCACTCCAGGTTTAATGGAAGCTTTATCTGACGAAGCTGCTAGAGGTCTTTCAGAAGAAGGAGATAAATACGTAGCATCACTTGTAAAAGCTGGCGTAGAAGCATCTACAAACCCACTTGCACAAAGTGCTAGCGTAATTACTTTATCTAAAACTAACGCTGTAAGATCAGTAGAAGACGGTTTTGCTGCTTTATATGCTAATGACTGCAAAGTAACTGATAACTATTATTTAGAAGTTGCTCCAATGCCATTTACAATCTATAGAGAAGCATTAACTGAATTATCTACTAATAACCCTGAAATCCTTAAAAAAGGTGCTGTTGGTAAAATAAACAATGCTTATGTATGTATTGAAAATTTACTACCTACAGGTAAAGCAACTTCAGGAGCTAGCGCAGATAACGTATATTACAATATACTAAGAACTGACAAAGCTATTGCTTTCGTTGAACAAATCGACAAAGTAGAAGCTTATAGACCACAAGATGCTTTCTCAGATGCATTAAAAGGTTTATATACTTTCGGTGCTTTAATAGCTAGACCAGACGAAATCTATGTAATCAAAACTTCTATGTAAGTTTAGGGGCGAAAGCCTCTTTTTTCGTGGGAGGAGCCGCAGGGCGGTGCAACTCCGTCCCCTACGACCTAAAAAAGGAGATATTATGAATAACGAATTATTTACTATTAAACCAAATTTAAAACAATATTATGGAAGAACTGTGACAAAGGATACAAAGTTTGACGAAAAAACTGACGACGGAAGAGTGCACCAAACTTTAGAAAATCTAGTTTTAACAACTGAGATTAAATCCGAAACAGAATATAACGGAATCAAGTCTACAGAAAATTCAGTCTTAACTCAAGACCTACTTGAGAACACTATTCTTATATGGGACGAAAAACATGGATATATAATTCCTGGTTCGCCTGTATACAAAATTAAAGATTTAGAAGACGAAATAAACGCAATAAAGGAGATTTATAAAGATAATACCGATATGAACCCAGTAAAGGAGGGATAATATGACTCTAAAAGAAATGAAGGTAAAGACTTTTTCACTTATAGAAGAGTACTACCCAGACGAACCAAATTTAGCAGAAGACGAAGACGTAATCAATAAAATAAATGGTGTTGTTAACCAAATTCAAATGGATTTGATGCGTTATAGAAAAATGCCTGCAAATACCGAAATTGAAATAAACGAAAACGATGATCATATTATAGATTTGTCTACCGAAATAAAAGCCTATCAAATCAACAAAATAATTCTTAAAGCAACTAACGGAGCAGACGAAACTTACGAAATGATAGACGATGTCACTTTAGAAATAAACGAGGATTTTGTTGGAACCATTAGAGTGTTTTATTATCGCTTGCCTAAGCTATGCAAAGTGACTTTTGATTCAGAAGACGAAAGACAAGAAGAGGACGAAAACTTTACTTTTGATTTAGATAGTTCTCTTTTAGAAATAATGCCTTACGGAATAGCTGCAGACCTTTTAAAAATGGATATGATATCTAGTTATGGTACTTATTTTTATAATAGATACTTAGAGCTTAGAAACTCTATTGATTCAAGAAGAACAGTAGGAAGCATTAGATTTGAGGGTGGTATAGATGTCTAAAAGCAGTGCGTTAAATGATATCATTACGCGTACTTACAACAATTTTAGAGGAGTAGATTTTACTGGAGGCATTGTTGCCAACTATCGAAGCCCAGACGCTCTTAATATGTGGAAAGATTATAAAGACGACGATTGCGTGCAAACAAGACCAGGTATGAATTTGTTAGGGAAATTTGACAATGCCATATATGGTCTCTTTTTTTATAGGGTAAATGATACAATTCATGCGTTGGTACATTCAGGAACAAAACTTTACGAATGGGATAATTACCCAAATAATCCTGTAGAAACAACTGTCCTTTACGAAGGTTTAAATCCTAGCAATTCCAGGGCTTTTGTTTATGACGGAACATTCTTCTTTATGGACGGAATAAATTATTTAGAATATAACGGAGAAACTTTAAAAGAGGTCGAAGGAACAATTCCTATAACTTCTTATTATAAAAACCCTGACGGAAGTACAAGTATAGATTTAGATACTGATACAGATTTAGTATATCAAGCAGTTAACGTATTACAACCAAAGAGAATAAATCATTTTATTGCTGACGGGACAAGCGTTAATTTTCAGCTAGATGCAACGGAATTAGACAGCGCAACTAAATATGTAATGGTAGCTAAGATTGGGAACACAGAATACGTTGAAAATCAAGGCTTCACAGTAAATAGAACTACTGGCGTTGTAACTTTCTCAAACGCCCCTGCAGAGGGTGCAATAGTAACTATTACTTATTCAAAAACTGTTAGTAGATATAGAAACAGGATTCTAAACTGTAGTATGATTGCGGAGTTTGATAATCGTATATTCTTTAGTGGAAATCCAGACTTCCCAAATGCAGTGTTTCATTGTGAGTTAAATGATCCTAGGTACATTAGAGATACAGCTTATTATGAGTGCGGAGTTGATATAGCACCAATAAAAGCAATTATTCCTGGGAACAATGTTTTGTGGGTTGTTAAAGAAATATACCAAAATCAGGCATCGCTATTTTATATGACTCCAACAATAGACGAAAAGTATGCGAAAATTTATCCAGTAACAACAGGTAATGTTGCGGTCGGTTGTGATTCAACAGGAATTAATTTTAATGACGACATAGTTTACTTTAGTAATAGAGGCCTAGAAGGAGTAACATCTAATTCTATGTATTCAGAGCAAATACTCCAACATAGATCTTCTTTAATAGATACAAAACTCTTAACAGAAACCAATTATGAAAACATTAAACTAGCAGAATATGAAGGATATTTAGTTTGTTTGGTAAACGTATCAGGGGGTTCTCATGTATACCTAGCAGATTCTAGAAAAAAATTTCAAAACGTTAATAACGATATAGAGTATGAGTGGTACTATTGGGAACTACCTTATGAGATAAGCATGATTAAGGAATATAGAGGAACACTTTATTTAGGAGATCCAACAGGCCAAGTATTTGAGTTATCTGGAACAAAGGACGTTAATTCAGATATAGCTTCGTATTGGACTACTAGAGAAGACGATTTTGGCTATCCTGCTTATACAAAAACAACTAACAAACGTGGTAATGTTGCAGACTTAAAAACTATGGAAAACGATAGTGTTTTAATCTCTACAATAGTAGACGGAACAGTTAAAGAAAAGAAAACCTCAAGTGATGAAAAAGGATATCTTGCTTACAGGATTAAAGATAAAAAATTTAAGAAAATACAACTAAAATTCAGCTCGAATAAACCTTTCGGGATTTTTTCGTGTACATTACAAGGCTTTATAGCTGGATATATAAAAAGATAGGAGGACAATATGGACGATAGATTGTTACAAGTAGAAGAAGCCAAGAATGCTGCGTTAACTCAAAGCAACAATACTTACTCTAAACTATTAGACGATAACCAAAATTTGTATAATCAGCAAATGGAAAATCTAAACCAACAGCAAGCTATACAAAACGAAACTTTAGATAAGCAATTAGCACAGCAAAGATCCGAAATAGAACAGCAAAAGACAAAAGCACAACAAGCCTATAAAACAGAGTCTAACAAAGCAACAAACGCTTATTCTAATTACATTAATCCTTATGGTGTAAATGCTGAGAGTATGGCATCTAGAGGACTAACTAATTCAGGAGTATCGGAAACTAGTAAATTGGGTGCATTTAACACATATCAAAATAGACTAGCAACAGCTAACCAAACTCTTCAAAACGCTATTACTCAGTATGATACAACCTTAAATCAGGCCATTTTAAATAACGACGTTAAGAAAGCAGAATATGCTTTAGAAAAATTAAAATACCAAGGAGATTATTTACAGAACTTTTATTCAACTAGATCTCAACTTGCACAGAGTCAGCTATCTAATAACCAAACAATCGATAGTAACTACTATAACAGGTATCAAGATGTTATCGAACAACAAAATTGGGAAAAACAACAAGCAGAAGCTATCAGACAATATAACGAAACTATGGCATATAACAAAGCTAAAGATGCACAAGAACAATCTAATTGGGAGAGAAATTTTGCATATCAAAAACAACAAGATGCGCTTGCTCAATCTAATTGGGAAAGGGAATTTGAATGGTCAAAAAAAGCTACTAGCTCGAGTGGTGGAAGCTCTCGTTCGGGTAGTAGTAGACGTAAGAGCTCCAGTTCAAAGAAGAGTAGCAGTAGCGGCAGCAAAACTTTAACTAACACATCTAAAAAAGTTACTCAAGTAAGAACATATGTAAGCGGAAATAAATTAATGGCTGAATATAGTGACGGTTCTAAAAAGCAAATCGGAAGCTATCAAAAACCTAAGTCTCAAAGCAAGGTTAAAACAGTTGTTAAAAAGATAGGGAAAGTTATTAAAAAAGCAATAGGAAAGAAGTGATAATATGGGTGCTATTAAAAATTTAATATTAGGCAAAAGTTCTGATAAAAAAAAGAAAAAACAAGCTAGCACAAAGAAACAGAATAGCACTCTTTTAAATGAGTCTAAACTGCCTAAAGCTACCAAAAACAATAAACCCGTTAGTTCAACAAAGAAAACAACTTCTCAGCAAAAGAACTATAGCACTGCGCAGGATTACAAAAACGCAAAAAAAAGCGCTGTAACCAGTGCAAAGAAAACCTTAAACGAAAGGCAAAAGGCTTTAGATAAACAAATATCTTCTGCCAGAAAAGCCGTTGAAAGAAAAGGAATAACTCCAGGTAACAACACTTTTTCAGCGCCTAATATGTTTACTCAAAGAAATAAAATTATAAGTGATAGTAGAGCAGGAAAAGTGCCAGTTTTAAACCGAAACAACAATGCAAAATCAGTAACAAACAGAGAAAAATCTGAAACTGCAAACATAAACAGATATCAACAATATGCTACCTCTAACGAAGGCAAAAAACAAATTGCAAAAACTCAGGAGGCAAAAGATTATAGAAACATAGCAAGATCTAACTATGAAACAGCCAAAGCCGATTATGATTATACAAATGCTAGTAATGTTCAAAAAAAACTAATGACAGCAGCAGCGCCTATAAGAGGTGGCTTTTCAACTGTTTTTAAGTCTGATAATACAATAAGTGGCAAAACCGCTAACAAAGAATTTGGATTAGATGCTAATGCCAGTTCCGTCAGACTACCTAATTATTCACAATCTTTAAATAATAAGATAAGTGAAAATAGTAAAGGTTTTGCTAAATTTTATAACGATGTTACATACAGCCTTGGCGGAAGAGCTACACTTGGAGCGCTTAACAGCCTTGCCCCAGGATTGGGAACTGCTGCAAATGCCATAAATGACGTTGAAGAAAGTTATAACGATGCAATATTACAAGGAAAAACGCATCAACAAGCCTCAAAGTTTAGCTTAGGTCAGTCAGCTTTGAACTTTGCTTTCGATAAGTTTGGTAGTGGTAAAACCTCAGGAATGAAGAACGAAGGTGTTCTTGAGAAAGTATCTAATAAGACACTTGGAAAAATCAAACCTATGCTTAATAAAGTAATTGGGGAATCTAAAAGCGCGGCCATTACTGAATATATTTCTACTATGGGGGCTGAAGGTGCAGAAGAGTTTATTCAAAGCTTTTTCGATAAAATGAACGCAAATCTAACTCTAGACAACGAGGAATATATTTTTAGCAAAGAGTCTATTAAAGATGCGTTTTATCAGGGGCTTGGCGGTATTCTCGGTGCAGGATTAATTGGTTCTGGAAGATTGATTAGCAATTATAATTCTAAAAATATCAACAATTTAATGATTGAAACAAAAAATAATCTTGATAAAGTTGTGAAAAAAGTTGAAGAATCAGGAACAGAATTAAACGATGCCCAAAAAGAAATGATAGCTACTACGATTATAAGCAGAACTTTAAGGGCAGAAAACGGAGAAGCCGATAAAATCACAGACGAATCGCTTGATAGGTTATCAGATACAATTATAAAATCAACTAACGACGAAAGCACACAAGAACCTGTAGAACAAAACATTCAAGCCGTTCCAACTAAGCAAGAATCTACAACAACTAACGTAGAACAAACCGCACAAAACGTTAGACAAGAAGTGGAACCGCAAAAGAATGCGTTATCTGAAGCCGAAGTAAACGAAATGAAAGCTTTAGAAGATTTGCCTTTTGATTTAGACGATTCACAAGAAAAAAGATTGAATTATTTAAAAGCTAAACAAGAAGGCAGAATAAAATATGCTGATTTAAAAACCAATAACGAATATGAAGATATTAAAAAGGATTATAACAAATATAGAAATACAGGAGATTTTGATGCAACGGTTTTAAATGCCGCTAAAGACTTTGTCCCTGGATATAAAAACTCAGAAAGAAGGACAAAACAAGAATGGCTAGAAGTCGCAAGACTAATGGGAAGCAACTTAGATGCTAAAAATAGCGAAGAATTAACTAAATATGCTCTTCAGAGTTGGCACGCAACCAAACCAAATCAAAAGGACAATTTAAATAGACAAGGGAAAAAATTTGTTGATTTTAAAGTTAGTGATTGGGTAAATGAAGTATATAAAGGTGCTGGGGTTGGAAACGTTACAGCAAAAGGCGCTAACGTAAAAAATATTAATAAAAGCATAACAGATTCAGAACTAGCTGTTGATAATGGGATAATCTCAAAAATCAAAAAAATATATAGAAATGCTTTTGACAGCAATGGGAACATGAAAAGCTTTAAACAGCAATATGAGGATTTCCTTAATAAAAAAACATATAAAGGAGAAAAATTGTTAGTGTTGCCAAATAGCAAAAGCTTAGAATATGCGGAAATTAAAAATAGGCCAGTTGAAGTTACACAGCACGCATTAAC